ATGTCTAAATATAGTGGGTTTATTTCTTCCAATAATGACTTACTAAATTTCGACTTATTATCTCGCATTAGATATTTTGCGAAATCACTATAAAGTGGAATATTACCATAGATTTGTTGATACATATAACCTAATGTGTAATAATAAGCAGCTTTACAATGTCTAAATTTATTTTTTCTGAATATAGCCATATTGTTCATAATTTTCAAGATGTTCTGAAAATACATAAACTCACCTTTGTTATTAATTTGTAAAAATTTTCCACTGCAATACTCAGCATCATGGTAGTCTCTTCTTAAAATTAATTTAGCATCAAAACCGAATTCTTTGAAAGTGTTTTTGTAATCTGACATGCCTACTGGGATTTTCAATAGATTATCATCACCATCAACTATGAATTGATATGGATGAATATTGTTCACTATTTCAAAATAGCGACATGCAATATACATCAATATAGAATTAAATAATCCTGTATCCATATCTCCTGAACCACGCATAGAGAAAAATGAGAATTTGCAACCTTTGGCTGAATATCCACATTTACTCATTTTAGCCCAAAATATATGTTCCAGAATTAAATAATCCTGTTCAGGTAATAACCTTTTGAAAATTCCTAATTCGACTTGTTTCAACAGTGGTAATCTCTGTGAAGACTCAAATTTTGAACAATCACCTTCTAATATCCACTCTCCATAGACAAAATCCGAGAATTGTTTACCTCTTTCAATATAGTTTTTACCTTTCGAAAACTGTGGTATCTTGACCATGGCATGTTCTAACGGTATAGTGAACATACTGTAAACTAAATTGAATCTGGGATCTCTGTTAATAATCATCCTCGGTGGTTTTATTTCATCATAGAGTTCATTTTTGACAAATGCGGAGCATTTATTATCCTTGTACAATCTAAACCCAACCTGATCTACGGTCTCAATGGCTTCCATGTATCTCCTTTTCATGTCACCTGTCCTAGAGTCGAAAAATTTTTCAACTGATTGCCTTCCATCAAAATGTGGTTTCAATTGTTCACACAAATCATCTATAATAGTTTCAACAAGATTGTAATCATAACTCAAGTCATGTTTCATATCTTTCAAATATCTATTTCTAAATCCTACATATTCATTGTGTGCACAGTTGTTCATTATGAATTTTTCTTTGAACAAAGTCTCAGGTAATTCATAAATATATTCATATTTTGATGAGTTGCAAACATGTGCTTC